ACAATCATATCTCCGCATACTGTTGACCTATTAAGTCAATACGGCGTCTGGTGGTCAGCTGCGCAATTATATAAATGGAAATTTAGTATTATTCAACTATGGGCTAGAACGATATGAGTAAGTTTATAATGGCGTTTCATCATCTATTGCAAATCCTGAGTTTCGCGGCGTTGGTCATTTTCGTTTGGAAAAAAATTGCAAATGACCTACCTCCTGATTTTATTTCAACCGTACGTAAAAAATATAATCCCGTGAAGGATAAAAAATAATGGCAGTGTATGCGATTACTGGAAAACTGGGTTCCGGTAAAGGAAAGGCTGGCATTGATCAGATTAGGCGATATCTAACTAAGGGAAAGCGTGTCGCTACTAATTGCGATGTATTTTTAGAGCATTTGATGCCCGATAATAGTAAAGACTTTGTTATTCGGGTTCCTGATAAGCCAACGTCGGTTGATCTGTATTTAGTTGGAAGTGGGAATAAATATGTTCAATTCGATCCCATTATTTCCTCTGGAACGCGGGGGCTGGAAGCCGTACCTCCAGCTCCCAAGCTCTTACCTGGATTTGATGAATCGCATAATGGCGCACTCGTGTTGGATGAGTGTGGGTCATGGCTCAACACGCGCAATTTTCAGGATAAGGGGAGGGCAGAAATGTTGGAGTGGGCTATTCATGCCCGCAAATATGGTTGGGACATATTTTTTATTATGCAGAATATTTCCCAGGTGGACAAACAGTTGCGAGATAGCTTGTTAGAGTATGTGGTGCGGCTCAATAGGCTGGATCGTATGAAAGTGCCGGTGATAAGTGGCTTGGTTAAGTTTATTACTGCTGGCGCGTTGGATGGAAATTTGCCCAGGATGCATATTGGAGTGGTGCGGCTTGGTTCGTTGCCGGATGCATTGGTGGCCGACAGGTGGGTGTTTCGCGGCGATGATCTAAATGACGCGTATAACACGACACAGGTGTTTTCTGATTCATACCCCCATGCCACGCATTGCGTTTTGTCTGCTTGGCATATGTCTGCTGTCGTAGGTATCGATCCTAATTTTGTGGGCCCGCGCATCAACAGCCCCGCCGGACTCGATATTCTTCGCCAACGGTCGTTACCTCCGAAACCTCAACCAAAGCATATGTCTAAATTTCTCGTAATTGCTATGTTGATCGGCGCCGTCATGGGTGCCTTTGGATATCGCATGTTCGTGCCGGTCAATGTCCCCGGCGCCGGCCCGGTCAATGTTCGCGTGTACTCGGAGAAGCTGAAAGCTGTTGGGTTCACGCGCACACGTAAAGATATGTTCGTCACGTTGTCCGATGGGTCGACCGTGCGGCCGCTTAACCTGGTCACGCTCAAGGATTCGTATGAGGCTGAGATTTCACCTGGTGTTTGGGTCAAGGGGGTCATGTGAGAGCGATATTGCTGTTGTTATGCCTGGTGTTGTGTCCGGCCGGCGCAGCTCCGGTGTCCTTTAACTTCGATCAGGTGTCACTGTTGGCATTTTCTCAAAGCACGTTTAAGAATTTATTACATGCCGACTACGTGATATCGCCCGATGTGCTTGCCATGGATCGCAAGATCACTCTCAGCGTGTCAGCAGTCCCACAAGAACAAATTCTTGCATTCGTGGAAAAGCAGCTCAAGCAGCAGGGCATCGCTGTGGTGAACACTGACGGAATTTACTATCTCAGCACTGCTTCTAAAGTGCAACCTGGCGACCAGCTGGGCACCGCGGCGCCCATAGCAACTCCGTCTGCGGTGGTAACTGGTCGACCTGGTGCAAAGTCCCGCAAGGCCACCGATGATGATGATGACGAAGAGTTGTCGTCATCCAGGAAAAAGGACGATGAGTCGCAGGTCTACAAGCCTGTAAATCGACCAGCTGAATTTTTGTCGACGCTCGTCAATAGTACGTTTTCAAAGCGTGCTGCCGCTGTCGCCGGGTCGTCGCTAGTCATCACCGGGTCGACCGCTGACTTGAAAAAGATATTGGCGCTTTTGGAAATGGTCGACGTGTCGCCGGCGTTGGTCGACGTTTCGGCGTCGTGGGTTGAGGTGACGGAATCTGAGGGTGCGAATCGGGGGATATCCCTCGTCGCCAATGTGCTCGGCGCAAAGTTGGGTATAGCGTTGGGTGAGGCTGCTTCCAGCTCGGCTATCAGCCTTCGCAATGCTAATTTTCAGCTGGTGATCGATGCCTTGAATTCAGATAGTCGGTTTCGACAGGTGTCGAATTCTCGCGTGGTCGGTGACGACGCGCAAAAGCTGCTGTTGTCCGTTGGTGACGAAACGCCGACGATTGGAAGCACGGGCAAGGATAACGCCGGCAATGCGGTCTCCAACGTCGTGTATAGGCCCTCTGGCGTGATTGTCGATGTGTTGCCGCATGTATTGGGGTCGGGCCGCATTCAGCTGCTGGTGGATGGGCAGATCAGCTCCTTCAAACAAACACTCACGGGTGTGGCCGGATCGCCGACGCTGATTAAACGCCAGGTCAAAACTCAGGTGACGGTCGGCGATGGTGATGTGCTGCTGATAGGTGGGCTGACGGATACGCAAGCGACATCGGCCAGTTCGGGCTATTCGTTCCTTCCGGCGTCGTGGGCTGTTAAATCGAAGGCCGGCGTTCGTACCGACCTGGTGCTTGTGTTGACCGCCAAAGTGGTGAAGGCTGAACCGAATTAAATTCGACCTGGTGCAGCTTGATTTCGCACCTGGTTGCCGCCTGCAGCGATATTGGCGCAAATTATATTCGGTGATTGGGCGATCGCCGGGCTTTTCTCCTTCCGCTTGCGGGACCATCTTACGGACCGCGTGCTGAGGTGTTCCCGTGCTAATATCGGCGTATACTTCTAGAATAATCGTTATTTGTCACGGTAAATCGTTGATTAAATGTGAGTTGTCACGTATAATACTTCAATTGGATCATTGATTGGAGTTGCAAATGTTTGTTCTTTCCCTCGCTTCCGCCCATGAAGCTGCAAGCGCGCTTGCTGCGCAGAAAACGCATTGCGAACATATGATTAATTCCGTTCAGTACAGTGGTACGCAGGAAGAACATTTGACGCTTTGGCAGTCGAAATTATCTGCCACTATCAAGGCTCAGTTTGAGATTGCTAACATTACTAAGCAGATCGTGCTTGCTAAGGTCGACTAATGAAGCAAGTCGGTGACAATCTGACTTTGGAGCTTATAGAGCCAGCCAAACGTGGCCGAGGACGACCGCCGTCCGGTCTACCGGCTCTATCGGCGGCTGAGCGTCAGCAAGCTAGGCGTGGACGTCTGAAAGAAGCTGGGATGGGTTTTTTGACTATCGCTGTTGATGAAGAGTTGCTCGCCGCTCTTGATAAGTTCGTCCAGTTCAAGGATGAGACTAAAAGCCAGGTTGTTGAGCGGATACTTCGTGATCGGCTATTGCGCAAAAGATAAGGGGCATTACATGGACGATTTCATCTTTGCCATGCACGATATGGGTGCGTTAATCGGCTGGGCCTCTTTGGTGGTCATACTGTTAATGTCTCTAATCTTTATCTCGCGAGTTTGGACCGGGTCGAATTAGCAGCACAAGCGGCCCGAAGGGTAAAATCTTTGAGCGTGTCCTTGGGTCGGCGGTGGACGTTGAAGTACGTATCACTGGGGCCTGCTCGCATCGGAGCGGGAGCGACATGTTTTCAAAGTTTTAGCGGGTAGTCCGGCGTCCTATTTCTCACCCGCGCGTATCACATCGGCAACCGGCCCCATCCTGAAAAACGACGCAGTACATGCTTGCTATTTCCGCAATAGAAATGATATCGCGCTGTTATCATTTAAGCATGCAAACCGAACTCTTTCCTTTTGATTTCTTGTCTGATGCTGATCTCGAAGGCATCCTATCTGCCATCCGTAACAGCTACTGGCATATTCGAAACCTTCGCACTGGCACGTTCGGCCAGGCACGTCGGCGTAAGCATTATCGGTTGGTTGAGGTCCAAAAAAAACGCCTGCTCATGGCAGGCGTATCAAAGCGTGAGGTACTGGATTTGCTTCAGTGTTGCCGTCTACGATGTAGCGGCCACCGACATCCTTTTGCTCCTTGCAAACATTGTTTTAATCCGCCTCGCAATTTCGCATAATTTATATTCCGCGTTATTCGCAAGGTTTCTCGCCTCTGCTGGGGAGGGCATTGTCAAAAATATTGTGACACCTGCTGCCACCAGCGCACTAGCTGCTGTCGCCGCCGTCCGGGTCATAAAAACTTCCCACAGCGATTTCTGGCCGGTCTTTTCTGCGCGGTCAATGCATGCTGCGCCAATGATTTCCATCGGATGAATGCCCAGCTGGAGCGCGACAGCAATACAGGATTCGTCGTCCATTACACGTTTGCCATGTACATACTGACTTATTGTGTTTGTGCCCATGTTCAGATGTAAGGCGAGCTGTCTGTCGTTTTTCAGGCCGAACTTTGCCTTGACGTCTTCTAAATACTTCACGCTTTTCATTATTGCCCCTTGACAAGTGCTCTCACGCGAGCGTATGTTCTCATTTGAGCGAATTGCTCAGGTGAGAGGATTTATGGATCGTATTGGTAAACCTGCGGTAGGTCAACAAAAACGAGAGTTAATTCTCTCCAATTGTCACAATTCCGTCATGCGGAATGAATCCTCCGCGTGCACGATGAGCGATTACCAGCTGGAAGAGTACATGGCCCTGGTCGGGTCCAAGGTCGATATCCTGGGGGAACACTACGTAAATCGCCAGGTCGAATGGGCTGAGCAGCAATTGCGGTCGCGGGGCATCGTATGACGGCCAAGGATCGCGCCGAAGGGCTGGGCCAGGTGCGCCGCGCAGCGGTGCGCCGGGACCTGCCCGCAGGTGCCCCCCGTGCTGTAATACGGGGGGAAAGTGTCCGCAGTCAGGGACAGGCGATAATCGACTATCTGCGTTTTACCTTTCTTCCGTCAGGTTCCGTCACCGACTCCCTGGACCAGTTGGGCCGTTATTTCCGGCTCTGGTTTCCAATTCCTGTTAATTTCATCCCCACCGGCAAGGGCATGTTTGGCTATGAGTCCAGCCACGACGTCATGGCCTGGATCAATGGCGAGCTGATGCGTATTGCCATCGTCGCTGCTGGTGGTAATTCCGCAGGCAATACCATGATGGTAGATATGTCGGGGCAGGGCTGCTCATTCGTGCATGACTGGCCGGCTGTCTTCGCTACGCTTCAGGATCTGGACGCCCGTATCACACGTGCTGATACCGCGCTTGATCTGCTGGAGGGCTTCACGCTTGACCAGTTCGATGACCTTTACCGTGCTGGCGAGTTCAATTGCGGCGGTCGCATCCCCACGCGGCGTTACGTCGAAAGTGGCAATAGCCATGACCTGCATTCCAACGGGCGCACGCTTTACCTGGGCAAGAAAACCAACGGTAAGGAGCTGTGTATCTACGAGAAGGGCAAGCAGCTCGGCGACTCGGACAGCGAGTGGTTGCGTATCGAGATCCGATTCGGCAACCGGGATCGCGTGATCCCTCACGATATTGTCACTGACCCTACCAAATATTTTGCCGGTGGCTTCGTCGCCCTGGAGCACCTGGTGGCCAGCATCGCGGCCAAGATCAAGACCGATCAGCGCGATGTCGTGATCGAGGAACGAACCATTGTGCTCAAGCGCCTGGCGAACTGCCTTACGGCGTCCTATGGCAAGACCATTTACCAGCTGGCCCAAGAGCTTAAATACGATTACAAGGCCCTTTTCGATCTGCTGCACCTCATTGGCGTGCCGCGTCGTCTTGAAAAATCCACCGTGGCCGGTGGCGTGAATCAGGCGCATGCCCCTGCCTGAGCTACTGGAGTGAATCATGGAAATCAAAGCACAAGCAACCGTTCGCGGCGCTAAATTCTTTCGCGGCAACTTGGACGGCAAGGACATCGACAGCGGCAAGCTGTTCACTGATGTTGAGCTGAAGGGTGAAACGTCGTGGGGCACCTGTACCCAGGAACTGAAGTGCGAGGGTTCCGCGCTGATCGAGAAGATCAAGCACAACCCGTTTCCGTTCATTGCCGAATTGACCATGATCATGGAAAGCAACGGCAAGGTGACGACTCAGAAGGTCATCGATATCCGGCCGCTCCAAGCGATCCGCGAAGGCAAGGGCGCAGATAAGTCCCAACCGTAATTATCGTAACGTGTAACGAATAAGGGAAGTCGATGACGGTTACTTGCGCAATTATGGGTACGTTTCAGGTTACCCAAGCTGGCGCTCCGTATAGTCAGGTCACTATCCGATTGCCGTACTTTGGTGGTTCTTCGGCAGATGGCTCCGGTTGTGCACTCGTAGTGCTGACGGGGACTGAATACGTTGCCATTCAAAATAAACTTTCTGCGACATCTACTTCACCTCCGGTTGGGTCCGATCCTGTGAACGTCACTCCTGATATTTTCGTTGGATGTATGTTGGTCATGGCGTTTGCCCTCGGTTGGATTTCCGGTGGCCAACGATGATTATCGTTATTAAAGGAATTTGGCCGTATCTGTTATGCGGTGCGTTATTCGTAGCCGGAATGCATCTGGCCAAGTTCATCATTAAAAGGTTTTTGGGCCAATAATGGGCACATTGTCTATCGCGCAAATCATCGGCTGCACGTTAACCGCATTCGGGTTGGGTTATGCCGCTGGTGCGATACAGCGCGTTCTTCGTCGAGCTGTTGAGGTTCTTGAATAATTATTGCGGTACTGGCCCGGTTTGCCGCCCGGGTCTTTTATGTTGGCGTTATTAATAAGGGGTTGTAATGAAACACAATATCAAATCGCTGGCCGTACTGGCTAAACAAAATCTGGCCCGCGTTGGTGTCGTTGGCGCCGCAGTACTCGTTTCGGGCGCGGCTATGGCTGCTGATGACCCAGGTGTGGCGGCAATCACTGCATTGTCCGCTCAAGCCGGCACGTACATCACTGCCACGTTCGGTGTGGCCGTCGTTATCGCGGCCGGCTTCTGGGGCGTGACCTTTATGAAAAAAGCCTTCACCAAAGCAGGCTAATCGGTTCGCGCTTAGCGCTATGCTGGGCTGGGGCGCTTCGGCGTCCCTTTTTTATTTTCGGGGAGTTAGTCATGTCTGACGTTGAACGATTGATATTATTGCTATTGTTTTTTGGCGCTCTTGCTCGCGTAATGAGCGTGTCTGTAATCGTTCATTGAACGGTGATCTATGAAAAAAATAATAGCATTAATATTATTCTCCATCCTGCAATTGTCGTTTATTGGGTCTGCGCAAGCTGGAAAGCGTTACATAATGACGGGCGGTTCGCCGGCATTGCAAAATGCGTATTTGGAGGATTTGAGTTGCTCCACCGTTAAAACGGTGTTGTCACAGCAACAGGAATATGTGATGCGATATTGGGTTGATAGTAACTGTGGCTTAATTCCAACCGTCGCTGACCTCGCAAATCCGGCTAGCTTAGCAACTGGTGTTAATGCGCCATTTGTTGCCGGTAAATACGGTACTGAGGAAGATGATATTTTGTTTCAGGCTGACGGGTTTTGCCAGGCTGGCGTGATAGCCGGCGATGTTAGTTTGCCATGGAAGTACGTAAAAATCACAGATACCAGTAATGTAATTAAGATGATTACTGACCTGGAGCATTATCAAGCTTCTGTAGCTGGTTGCAAGGTCAAATATAAGCCTGATAGTGCTAGAGGTTGTTTCGTAGATAACGGTGCGGCTAACGCTGACGGTATCGGTGTTTGCGTTACTACCATCACGTTGATTGAAACTGGTGAGGACGGAACGTCAATGGGGTCCGCTGATGATTTAGACGCTACTGCGCCGCCATACGAGGCATCAATGGGGACAGGCGGCACAGGCACCACAGGCCCGGGAGGCAGCACCGGCACTGGCACAGGCGGTACGGGCACGGGTACAGGAGGTACAGGCACCGGCACTGGCGGTACTGGCACAGGCGGTACAGGCGGCACAGGCACAGGTGGTACTGGAACATCTGCCGGTGATGCTAATTGCGGCGCACCTGGCCAGCCTACCTGCTCGATCAACGAGACCGGGACCCCTACAGGTCCAGGTACTTTGTTCGATGACCTAATGGCACTTGTCACTGGCATTGGTGACGACAGGCAGCACGGGTTGGATAACGCGGTCGCAAGTGAAGATAAGGATACGACGCTTGGCATATCCATATCCCAGCTGGTGCCGTCTGCTGGGAGTTGTGAAAATCCGAGTTTTGAGCTGCCTATTTTGAACGTTACAAAGACCGTTGATATATGCCAGTGGTTGCCGTATGTCTCCGCAATGGCGGACCTGTTATGGGTTGGATTTTTTATATTTTCGGTGATGTCTTTAACTGCTAGTGTGATGTCAATTTCTAAGGCTTGATTATGCCAATACTGGGCACTTTCTTATTCAATGTTTTCGCTGCATTCGCTGCGTTTCTTGCAAAATATCTTACGCAAAAAATTGCGGTCACCATCGCTTTTGTCGCGTTACTCGCTACTTTGTACGGCTCACTGTTTTATGCGTTGAGACTCGCTTTGGCTGCTGCGATGACTAGTATGACGGGAGTCCATCCGATGTTTGCGGTTGGCGTGTCCACAATCATATCTCCGCATACTGTTGACCTATTAAGTCAATACGGCGTCTGGTGGTCAGCTGCGCAATTATATAAATGGAAATTTAGTATTATTCAACTATGGGCTAGAACGATATGAGTAAGTTTAT